GAGCGCCATATGCTGAGTTAAGTAGAATCTTGCGAACAAGTTGTCGTTTATCCCAATATTCACGATCCTCTTGAGTAGTAGCTTCTTTGAGACTTTTTTGCATGATCTTCCGATCGCTATACCATTTAGTGAGTAGACCTGGGATCACGCCCTCATGATCAAATCTGAATATAGTACCATTAGCACTTAAGATATATGGGTTATGGCTATCAAAGATCAGTTTCCATATTTCAGCCGCGCTCATCTCTACGCTACGGCCATCTTCGTAATCTACAGTGAGCATAGTACCGCGTTCTTGATTCATGATAGCAGTATATTCTAAGCTGCCAAATAGATTTTCCCAAAGAACGCTACCAGTAACATCGTCATCACCTTCTTTGTAGCGTTTCTTTTCAGTTGCTAACCGCCTGCCCTTTTCATACATGTATTGGTCAGTAAGTGTTTGTCTGACTTGACCGACAATGGTTTCCGGGGCCATGTTAAGAGCACGGATTGCTGACGGGTATAGTGAGTTGATGTCCACTGCCCCGACCCATTCATGTATGCCGCTTTTGGGAGTAGCAACATAGGCACCTGCCGCTTGCTGTTCATCATTTGTACCTTCCTTTCGTTTTTTATCTGGAACTACTAGACCTCGTTCGTGAGCTTCATTCATGATTGCCATTTCAATCATAGCAACTGAACCCATTACAGTTGGCAATAGCACAGTATTTTCGTGTGCCAGTTGATTTGCCAATTCTAAAAATTTTAATTTATTATGGATCTTGACCAATAGCATAGTATCTTGCCGATTATATTCAATGAACTTTTTAAAGTCTTTGTTATATAATTGGTCTAGAGTACCTTCGTATTGGGTTTTATTTTCTCCTACCTCCATTTCACCAATAGAATCTAATTTATAACTATGACGAGATTCATAGTTATATTTTTTGTAAAGTTGCAGATAGTCCATATGAATCCTACCAACTAGATCATATGTTTGTTCTTCTTTACCAAATCTTTCATATGTTCTTGATTTAGGAAGTTGACCCATCAAGCAAAATTTACGGGTATCATCCTTGCTCATGATCCTAGTAACACGATTGACCATGTAGGGTATATCATAGCCTTCTGAATTCCAACCAGTCAATACATCAGCATCATCAATCAATTGAAAGAAAGTATCAAACATTTCCTTTTCATTAGTGAAAAGCAAGGTGTTTTCAAACTCACCAGTGATTTCTTGTGCTGTTTCTGGACTCATGTGTTTAGGAGCAATCACAAGAGTGATACATTTATCTAGCCAATCTAGATACATTGAGATAGCGGTTACTGGATTGAAAGGATCAGTAGTTGGTGAGAATCCTTTATCAGGGTGAAAGTCAACTTCAATGTCAAAAAAGCAAGTATGTAGTTTAGGCGCATCAACTTTTAGATAGTTTTCGCTTAAACATCTGAATACCACATTGATATCGCTTTCAAACAATTTTTTACCAGAGTGGATTCTGCGTTCTTTTTCAAATTCAGAGCGTTTTCTAGTAGAGAATTTGTTTACAGGATCACCATATAGGCTACGATATTTCCCTTTATGGTCACTATAATAGAATGTATAGTTGGCAGGGAATTCACGGTAATTTCGTTTACCGTTCGTAGTGCGTTCTACTACAAAGATTTTATCTGAATCTTTTGAGTAGATGGCATCTATATAGCTCAAAGTGTGCGTCCTACCGTTTCTAGGATTTCATTAAGCATTTGGTTTTCTTGATTATTTTCTCCCAATTTAGCTTTATGTGCGATACGGATCGCTTTTTTAAGTACACTGGGTTTTACTTCAAGTTCTTCTGCGATTGCTTTAACGGTATCGTTAAGACCACCACGAAGAGCTTCCATTTCGCTTAGAACATTCATACCCTCGTTGATGAGATGAGTAAGTTTGAGTTTTCCTTCGGAACTAAAAGTGCGTTGTTCAGTCATATATTTTCCTTAAATAGAGTTTATTATACATCAATCAAGATTGATTTTCAACTATGCGTTTTACCACAGTATGAAGACCAGGGTTGACTTGTAATGCATTTGGCATTAAAGTATGTCGGATATAATTGCGAGTATATTTGATGTTATTATTACTAGTATCCTCACACCAATCAATGTTTTTCCGTGTACACCAATTTACGAATTCGCTTTTACGAGTGGTAAGAAATGGGCGTAGTACATTATTCCTAGTTTTTGGGATTACCTTTGGCGTACCATGCATACAAGACCAAAGATAAGTTTCTACTGAATCATCCAGATGATGACCAGTAATGATTGGCCCAATACTAGTGCCCAAGCTATCAAAGAATGAATATCTTTCGTTACGCCAGAATTCTTCTTCGCTTTGATCTTTAGGTTTTTGTTTATGTAGTTTACCTACTAGTAGTGGGATATCACGATTGGCGCAGAATTTACCAACGAATTCAAATGCCCGTTGTGAGTTTTCTGTGCCATGATGATAGAATGTTGCGGTAACCTCGTGTTTATTGCTGAGAAAATCAGTAATAGCCACGCTATCCACACCGCCACTTAGTGCGATAACTAATTGTTTGGGTAGGGGGAAAAGTAATTTTAGCATCTGTGTATTGTAACACAGTAGAATTTAAAATTCAACAGTTATTGGAATATATGGTGATTTTGTTCACCATAAATCTTGATGAATTTACCAGCTAAGGCATCGGCTTGTACCTCGATTGGGCTACCTGGATAACTACTACCTGATTTTATCTCACCGCGTTCACCTTGTCTAACATGAACTAACTCATGGAAAACCGTTCTTAATATATCTACTAAATTACGATTTTTGACATAAACCCATACACTATCTTCACCATGGACATGTCTACCTGTATGATGATGATTTTGTGCTTCTTCTGTATCCATACTTAATTCAATTTTTGGTTTGGATTTTAATTTTAATATATCACATGCCCAATCAACAAATTTATCTACTTCGGATTTGATATCTAAATCATCAGAATCAGTTGATGATTCCTCATCCAATTTACCTTTGATCCAATCGTCTGGTGTTTTGCGATATTTTTTTATGAATAAATCATGTAAGGCATGGCTAGTGATATGATGTTTCTTTGATATCTGGCGCATCAATCTGTCTATGGTATCATAATTATGTTTAGCCAAGGTAGGCAATCTTTTGGCTAATTCAGTGGCGGCAGATTCTATGATGATATCTTTGGTGTTCATATTATTATTTAGTCAGCAGATGAATTTACACCACATTTCTTTCTTTTACTATTCGTAAGATCACCAAAGTCTACCTTCCATTCTTGGCCAGGCTGTACCTCTATAGAACCATTTGGAAAAGCATAAGTTACTCCAGCAGCCTGTTGTATCTGAGCTATGGGTAATCTATATCTAGTTAAATCATTACCAAGATTAGGATAAGGTGGTTGATGTGGGAATGCCCAACCAGCTATTTCTTTAGTATTGTTATTGATCACGATTTTGTAAAAACCATGAGGTACGACTACTCCCGAACCAATCTTTTTATTTTGATCGCTATATACCGCACCAATATATATGGTAAAGTTGTTATTGAGTTGTGATGACCAACCTCTGATGCTAGTTTCTAATAGTTTCCAAATCCCACGATTTAAACTACCATGTTGTGGAAACATGTTGGTCATCAAAAAGGATTCATATTCTACTTGTTGATCCCAACTTTGATCACCATCTGGGCTAGCGTGTCCTTTATCGTAACCTGTACCAGTATAGTCATCTGGTTTAGGACCATTTTTGATACTTTGATCGGCTGTAAAGGCATTTGATCTTGCTATACATCCTAATGCGTTTTGTGGTGATAGTTCATATGTTACGAACTTTGGTATTTTTGCTTGTGCGTCATAACCAACTAAGTAACCTTGTCTACATATCGGTTGTATTTGTGTTTTGGTTTGTGGGAATCCATATGGTGAATGTATTTGGCATTGTTCTATTGGATTGGGTGCTCGTTGATTCCAAGCATATAAGTTTGTGCTTGCTAGTAAAGCAAGTAAAGTGACGATTAATTTCATTGTAAACCTTTTATTTTATTTATACAGATATTATCAATCACCTCGGATTCTTTGAAACCAAGATAATTTTTCACGCGGGGTTGGTCCTTTGACATTACCATGTCTTGTATGTTGACCACCATAATCATAGTATTTACCAACAACATCAAATAGAGGTTTGAAGAACAAAGCAGCGGGTGGGTTGCTCATTCTTAGTATACCGGCTCGTTCTTTTCCATTTGGTGCTTGTTGAAATTTTTTATCACCGCGTTTGACTGTCTGTAACCATGCATTTGGTTTTAGTTTTACCAACCAAGCATAAGGATTGCTAGTAGCGAAAAGTTCGTTATGTTTAAGATAGTGTTGTAATGGATAGAACCACAATACAGGTCTTCCATTATTTGTTCCTATGTAATCTACGCTGAAGTCATCATCTACATCTGGTGTTCTACCAAATAGTTGTTTAGCACTATAGCCTAGTTTATCTATATTAGTGAATCTTACGAAATAGTCTTTAAGGTCACCGCCATTTTTATTAACATCAGCTATTATTTGATTTTTAATACTAACTTTGGCTTCGAAAATAAATTGAGATGCTCTCATGATTTATCAACTTCGTATAGGTACGATTACTAATTCCCCAGGATTGATAGAGCGGTATTCACTACCTTCTTGGCTTGCTAACCAATCTCTTGCTGCACGGTTAGCGTCAGCTTGATTTGGCCCTATACCTCTTAATATATGTAGTACTTGTGGATTTACTTCATCGGCATAGTTTACTATTTTCCAATCTCCAGCGTATCTTCCTTCTTGACCAAATGCAGGTTCAGCAGGACCAGCACTTACTTTTGCTTTAATAGGCTCAATAGGTTTTTGTATACCTCTTGCTTTTTGAAGAAATTGTTTTAATTCCCCTTGGAGTAATTGACCGGATGCATACTTAGCAAAAATATCAAGTGCATCACCTTTCGTTGTGGGTTTTAATAAGTTATATAATTTTTTAAGATATTCATTACGGTACTTTTGTGGATCGCATGCGGCATCTAATGCTACTACAAATCTTAAAAGAGTATTTTCTAATTTAGGTATATCTTCATTTAACCAATCTCCACCAGGGCTACGGAATTCGATGTACCCATTTTTGGTATTGATACTAGTATACTTGCCGGTGTTACCACTATGGATAATCTTAGCTGCTGCAACACTTAATCCTTGTCTCATCTGATTAAAAAAATCCATAGCTTCTGGCTCGCCTCGTAAAATTGAGATTTTATCTTTAACATTAGATAAAGCACTACGGGTATAACTATTTGATTCTCTACCAAATTGTTTTAGCACATATTCATCACCTAATAATAAAGCAAGTTTAACAAAATCTAGGTTTTCACGGCTAAAATTAGGTATACTTACATTCATATGTAAGCCAGTGCTTTTATTAGTATAGCAACCATTTTCTCTTGCCCAGGTAACGATATTAGTAAGATCATTTAACATGTTAGCTAATGGCAACGGATTACTTACAAACTCTAAACCACCATCGCTAGATTCTCTCTTTGAGTCAAGACTGCCATCTGGTTCAATTGTGTAAGTATTATCTGGTTTATCTCCACCAATACTTCTCCAATCGTCGCCTCCGCTTGACATATAATAATTACCATGATAACTATCACTTATGGCTATATTATTAAGACCGAGATCCGTCATAAACTGTAAAGCAACTTGTTTGATATCTCTTTTGCCTCCACTATTCCGATAAGGCCAAGTAAGATTATAATAATCACTTATATTACTCATATAGTTTAAACCCTGACTACGAAGAAAATCATGTTCACTAAATTCATCGCGCATATCATCGGTAAATTCTTCATATGCTTCTTCGTAATACCTGCCTGGTGAGTCCCATTCCATCTCTATAAAGTTTGCTATATCATCACGGGTAATGCCATTATAATCATCTGCGTCTGTATCTATGTCTAATATGCTAGCAATGTCATCTGGATCAACATTGTTTAAAACCCATTCTTTAAAAAACGCTTTTCCCACTCTGCCATTCCATCTTTCCATCTTCCTTTCATTAAGCAAATCATCGTATTCTTCCCTAAGTTGATCTATTACATCATCAACCCGATAGGAATCATTGGCATCATTATCAAAAAATCTTCTAATCTCATCAAAGTCATATGCTCTTTCATCTTCTGAATAATCATCTTCATCATCTTCTGATA